GGTTAAAGAGTTTTTGCGGTCAGTCCGAGAACAGGACAGATTGTTACGTGTGTATGAACAGGAATTAGAAGATTTAAGGCGCAGAGCGTATAACATCTCAAGTCCGAAGCTTGGAGACAAGATACAATCGAACCACTTAGCTACACTTGATGAAATTGTGGATAAGCTGGATTCACAGATCGAGAGGGTAAACGCCGCTTGGGATGAGCTGATTGACAAGAGAGATCAGGCTAAAACATTGATTGACAAAGTAGATGACGAGAGCGCCAGATGCGTATTGTATCGGTATTACATATTGATTCAGACGTGGGAGCAGATAGCCGTGGACATGAATTATACAATTCGAAGGATTTATCAGCTGCACGGTCAAGCTCTGAAAAATTTAGAGGAGGATTTCACTAAATTTCATTATATTTCACTATAAGACGTGATATTATGGTAAAGGGAAATTTAAGGATGAAACCTCCTTTCCGCAAAAAGCACATACTAAAAAGCGGTATGTGCTTTTTGTTTGTAAAAAAATATAAAAACGCTTGACAATACATAAGAAAAGATGTATAATAAATACAGAAAGGAGGTGAGAATGCGGATATGAATAATAAAATAAGCCTTGTAACAGCAATAATCAATTTGATAACAGCGATTATATTGCTTTACAAGGCTCAATGACCGAAGAGGGTGGAACACCCACCCTCCACCCTCTGGGTGGTTCATTCATAATATATCATATTCGCAAAAGCTATGCAAAAATTAACATTATGGATTTCTGTTATGGCGTTGCTTGTTTCATTGATGGCATTAGCAAAGGCGGCTGGGATGTAATGAAATTAATTGAAAAGGTTATGACAACAGCGGAGGCGGCAGAATTGTGGAACATACCTGTTGTAACAATAAAACAGGCGTGTTCCGGTCAAAGAGGGTATCCACCGCGGTTTACGAGTGAAGAGTGCCGCAAGTCGGGGCACATTTGGCTTGTAACCCGTGCAGGGATGGAGCGGGTTTATGGAAAGATTTAATCCAAACACAATAAAAAAATGGCAGGCAGCCGTTCAGAAATGGGCGGCTTTTGTATTTCCTGCGGTGTACAACTGCCTGACGGGGGCAATATGAGAAGAGCATTGCGCGAATGCGGGTATCCCGGATGTCACGCATTAACAAGAGAAACCTATTGTGATAAACATAAACAATTGCACATAAGAAGTCAGAAAGAGTTTGAGAGGAAGTCACCATCTAAACGGGGATACAATTACAAATGGACGAAAGCGCGCAAAGCATTTCTGGCACAGCATCCGTTCTGTGAGTGCCCTGAGTGTAAAGCATCAGGACATCCGCTGCCGGCTAAAGTTGTTGACCATATCATTCCGCACAGAGGCAATCAAGAGCTTTTTTGGGATAGTAATAACTGGCAGGCGATGAATAAGAGATGCCACGACAAGAAAACAGCGAGAGAAAACGGCGGATTCGGGAATAAAATTAAAGCTTGACAGACCGCCCCCGTGTTAAAAATGTTTTGGCCGGCGGCGACAGTACCGTGCGCCTCTTCTTTTGTGAAAAAAGTTCGGGAAATGGACCTTACATTATACTCATGCGTTAAGATGTCAATTATGCGCAAATAGCAACGTTAAAAAGAAAGGAGGAATAACATGGCCGGGCGTCCAGCAAAACCTATTGATTTGCACATAGTTTCAGGCAATCCAAGTCACCTGACAAAGGCGGAAATTGAACACAGAAAAAAATCAGAAATACATCTCGGAGAACAGAAATTAGTATGCCCGGTTTATGTAAAAACGAATAAAGAAGCATACAAAAAATGGAAAGAAATCAAGAAACTTTACACCGGTTTCAAATTCGTTTCATCGGCGGACATCGGAGTGATTGCGAGGTACTGCATGGCGTTTGCGCAGTACATAGATTTGATAGAACGCCGGGACAAGATTGCTCGAATAGAATTAACAGGTGAAGAAACGACGGCAACGCAGGAAATTCTTGAAGCAGAATACAGTCAACGAAAAGCCGCAAAGCTCTACGAGAAGATAGAGTACATTTTATCTACCGGCGGCATTATGGCAATGGACAAAGCAATCAATGCGAAAATGGCGGCGCTTGTACAAATGGAAGACAGATTATTCTTGTCACCGCTTGCAAAAGTAAAAAATGTACCGAAAGAACCCGAAAAGAAAGAAGAAGACCCGCTAAGCAAAAGGGGTTTTGACGTATGACACTAAAACAGGAGTTGATCAGGTACAGTAAGAAATGCATAAAAGATAAAACGCATATATGCCAAAAACACAGGTGGGCGTGTATGCGTTTTTTGCGGGATATAGAAAAGGCGGGTACAAAAAAATTTCCGTATGTCTTTGACGAAGAAAGAGCGGAGAGATTCTTCGCATGGGCAGCCATGCACAAACACACGAAAGGAATCTTAGCCGGGCAGCCCATTATTTTTGAGCCTATCCGGCGGTTTATCTTCGGAAATATCTACGGCTGGGTCAATAAAGATACGGGGCTCCGGCGTTTTAAAAAAGCATATTGGCAGGTTGGAAGAAAAAATGCAAAATCACAATCGCTTGCCATAGTCGGCGACTATGAAATGATGGCCATGGGAGAGCAGATGTCAGAAGTCTACATCGGAGCAACGAAAAGTATACAGTCAAAAATCATCTACAATGAAATTTTAGCGATGCTCAGACGATGGCCGGAAATGAAAGGAAAGTGGAAAGAAAGCTATGGTACCATTCGGCATTTGAAAAGCGACTCTATCATTCGGGCGCTGTCAAAAGATGACGGAAAGACCGGAGACGGTCTCAATCCGCAATGTGGGCTGATTGACGAGTATCACGCACATCCGACATCGGAAATATTAGATGTCATCGACACGGGCATGATGGCAAGAAAACAGCCGCTATTGTTTATTATCACTACAGCAGGGACGAACTTCGGAGGACCATGCTACAGAGTAGAATATCCATTGGTAGAAAAGATCCTCAATCCGGACGTCGATTATGACGTACCGGATTATTTCTGTATGGTTAATGAACTGGATAAAGATAAGGATGGAAACCTGATTGACGATGTTAAAAATGAAAAATGCTGGATAAAAGCAAATCCGATTGTGGCGACATATCCAGAGGGCCTTGCAAATATAAGGAGCGCGTTGAAAGTGGCAGTTGAGACACCAGAAAAAATGTCATCATTTCTCACGAAAAACATGAATATCTGGAACCAGCAGTCCGGGGCGTCGTACATGGACATGGGGAAATGGAACACCAGAGGACGGATAGAAAGTTATAACTTATACGGATTGGACGCATATGTCGGCATGGATTTATCAAGCAAGGTCGATTTGACATCCATTGGACTGGTTATTCCAGTTAAAGAGGATGCCGGGACGAAGTATATTGTCATCGGTCACAGCTTTATTCCAGAAGAAACGCTGCAGAGAAAGATAAAAACGGACAGAGTACCGTACGACTACTATGCTCATGGTGGCTGGCTGACGGTCAATCCGGGAGAGGTAGTCGATTATCGCTACATGACAAAATGGATGATAGAAACCGTGGAAAAACTGGGACTGAACGTAAAAGAAATCTGCTATGACCCGTATAATGCGACATACTATGCGCAGGAACTTGAAAAACTGGAGTATACATGCGTAGAAGTCCGGCAGGGCATGATGACATTATCTGAACCGACGAAATCATTCCGGGAAAATGCATACCAGGGAAACATCCTACATTTTGAAAACCCGCTGTTTGACTGGGCGATCAGCAATGCGGTCACTAAAAAAGACCAGAATGAAAATATCATGCTTGACAAAGAGAAATCAACAAACAGAATTGACCCGATAGCATCGGTTATCAATGCATTTACACGTGCGCGGATTACCGAAGAAGATGACATGAGTGACTACATTTTGAGCGACGATTTCAGCTTATAAAGGAGGACATGTGAAAAAGATATTGTATGTAATTGACGACATTTTTCTGTTCGTCGGGTGTATTTTGATGATTGCCGGCGGTGTATTGATATCTCCCGTGGTCGCGGTATATACCGCGGCTATAGAGTGCCTGATTTTGGCATTTATTTTTGCCAAAGCGCAGAGAGGCGGTGGTAAATAATGCTTTTAAGACAGCTTTTTTCAAACCCGACGGACTCGGGTACACTGCTTAGCCCCGCGGACTGGCTCATATCGGCTATTAACAGCGACGGCGTAACGGCAGCAACGGCAAGTAAAAACAGCAACATCTATACGTGTGTCAACATTTTAGCTGATGACATCGGTAAACTGCCAATCCACACGTTCAGGACCGGCGGGAAAAAGACAGAGGGAATGAAACACCCCGTAGCTAAACTGCTGTATAAACGGCCGAATCCGCTTATGACACCGCTTGCGTTCAAACGGACACTGCAATATCATATGGGATTTTACGGAAATGCTATTGCGTATATTGAATGGGGGACTGACGGCTATCCGAAATCACTATGGCCGCTTGACCCGACGAAAACGACAATCCGATTAAACGTGGTCACTGGAGCGCTGACATATACGACAAGCGACGCCAAAGGGGCGATGTATCATCTGCAGCCGCACGATGTTCTGCATTTCTATGAAATGTCAAAAGACGGACTCATCGGCGTGCCGAAATGGCGGACGTTGATTGACGAGCTGGACAGTCAGAATGCAATCAAGAAATTTCAAAGCCAATTTTACAAAAACGGCACGCTGACGCACGGCGTGCTGCAGGCGGCATCAAAAATCAATCCGGAAGCGAAAAAGAAACTCCGACAGGAATGGGAAAAAATCAACGGCGGTATAGATAATGCCGGACGAGTAGCAGTTCTCGACTTAGGAATGGAATATAAGCCGCTTGGCATGCAGCTTGATCAGGCGCAGTTCATTGAAACACAGAAATTCGGTATTAACGAAGTTGCCAAAGTCTACCGGATACCGCCGCATAAACTGGCACAGCTGGACCGCGCGACGTATGCCAACGCCGAAGCGATGAGTCTTGACTACATCAAAACAACGCTTCTTCCGATATTTACGTCATGGGAACAGGAGATCAACTATAAACTGTTCACCGAACCGGAAAGAGAAAACTATTATGTGAAATTCAATGCTGCGGCTGAACTCAGAGGCGACAGTAAAGCAAGGGCTGAATACTACAAAGACATGCTCTATGCTGGTATTTATACACTTAACGAGATTCGCGACATGGAAGAAATGGAATGTATAGGCGACGTGGGGGATATTCATCTTGCATCGCTGAATTATACAGATATTACCGTTCTGAAAGATTTACAGCTGGCAAAGGCAAAGAATGGAACACTGAAAGGGGGTGATGATGATGGGGAAAAGGGAAAGAAGAATCAATCAGACGCAGTTTGAGATTCGGACACTGGAAGACGGTAAAACTGTCATTTTAGAGGGGTATGCTCTCAAGTTCGGGAAACGGTCAGAAGACTTCGGAGGCGTTGATGAAATCTTAGAGCGCGGATGTCTGGATAAAACGGACATGTCTAACGTCGTAGCACTGATTAATCACGATCCGAACTATCCACTGGCAAGAAATACCGTCCGCGAAGGACCGGGGCATCTAAGTCTGTCAGTAGACGATACCGGATTGAGGTTTAGCTTGATCCCGACCGATACGGCATATGCTAAGGACTTAATGACGAACATGGCAGCTGGCGTTGTCAATCAGTGTTCTTTTGCATTCACGTTGGCGGAAAGCGGTGCGGACTGGTCATATGAAAGTGAGAAAGACATGTACCACAGGGCAGTCAAGCATATCGAAAGGCTGTGGGATGTGTCAATCGTCACAACGCCGGCATACCCGGATACAGAAGCGCAGGCCGTACAGCGGTCGATGCAGGAATCGAAAGAAGCATACGTTAATTCTTTGAAAGAAGAACAGGAAAATGTCCGAAAACGGAAGCTCAATATAGAGCTGGAATTGTTAAATCAATAATTGCCGCCGAACGGCGG